GGCATTTGCGAGACGCACGACCAAGTCCATTGCGTCAACAGGAGTACAACGGCCAGAACGGTCAATCGTTTTACCCATGAGAAACTCCATTGGGTTGTCGGCTGGGCCAGGATGGCACCAGCCAATTTGTGGGCGGCTCGGACGAGATGCTGGTACAACAATTCAGGGAACATGAGGAACCCTGCTACCAGACGAACTCGCCCTTGTCAATGGCGTCAGCCACCGGATCTGTGAGCAGCAGGTTGCTGCCCATAACGCGCACGTTCTTTGCGTCCTGCTCTTCCCACGTCTTGGGAACGATAGCAGTCACTCGGACCGTCGCGTAGTCCGCCACACGAGAGACCGTAACACCGTTGATGGTTTCGTCCAGCACACGGGGTACGAGTAAGACAATCTCTGTCTTTGACAGACCCTTGGGTTCCGCAACCTTGATAGTTGCAGTCTCCCGGCCCTCTGCGAAAGTCACAGCGTAGTTTTGATACTTCGCCGTGTCACCCGAGATCCCACGAGGGGACAGGGTGTGCGAGACTGGAGTGGATTCGCCATCATCGATGACTAGAGGTGCATTGTCGGCCATTTAGGTACTTCCTAGTGGTCTATTTAAGGTAAAAGGGCGCCCGAATGGGCCACCCAGCGGTTGTATAGGCACAGCTGAGCCCCGGAGGCACTCAGCATTTTACGACTGCGTGGAAACACAGACGGTGGGTCAAATGCGTAAGTTACGCATCCTATCTTTGACCTTTGTCGCGTGACTCTTACTCCCGAGTAAGTTGGACAGCAGAAAAACACTGTCCCACATACGCTCGAAATTCAGAGGGTCCCTCTTCATAACTATGCTAGGTACCGGTGCCGTATAATACGGTGTCCGCGTGAACCCAGTAAGCTTGTGGGAGGGTTGTGTGGGGGCCTCTAGAACAGTGTTGGTGTACCCGTTTATATTCAATGGTTCGGCGTATTCACGCTTCTCCAGATCATAGTAACGTGTGCACGAACCCGACTTGAACTTATAGCCGGTGTTCCAGGCATTAATTGCCGAGAGGAAATCCCCAACTCCTATAAACCAATCCAAAACAAAGGAGTATGGCAAAACTTCCCAGCCCGTTA